AGAATAAGTCACTTTACACAGATAAAGAATTATCCTGTGCAGTCGTTTGCTACAGCAGACATAGTGCCACTGGCACTGCTACACATTGATAATCTTTTAGAGCCGATGCGGTCTTGTATAGTCAATACAGTACACGATAGTATCGTTATTGATGTGCATCCACATGAGAAAGATGGAGTTATTGATGTCATAAATAGAACTAATAGAGAGCTATCATCTTTGATATCAAATCGTTGGGGAATAACCTTCAACGTACCATTATTATTGGAAGCAAAAATAGGTCACAATTGGCTTGACACTAAAGATGTTATATGATATAACTATGTCTCATTTGTTAAAGGAGAAACATATATGACAGAACTAACGACAATAGACCCCAACAACTATGGCGCAATGGCAAAGGCTATGGGCATAGCTAATGAAGCACCTGCTAAAGCTAAAAGCAGTTCTTTAGCTAGACTACGCATTAACCATTCACCAATCATGGGTACAGCAGAAGTTAAAGGAAAAAGTGTTAATGTAGAGACTGTTAGCGGCGGTACATACAAACTGGAGATTCCAGATGGTGATACGTACTTTGCTAACTCTGTTAAGCTTAGACCACACATGCAAAGGTTTATGTACAAGCGATTTGTAATGGGTGGTGCTAATGCGCCTAACAGGTATGTTAAAACTGTTATGTCTGACAATCTGAATGTGGACTTGAAAGACAACGATGGTGGTTTTAACTGCGGTAAGCCTGCAGGTTATATACAGGACTTTAAAGCATTACCAGAAAAGATGCAGGACTTAATCAAGCAGATTAAGAGAGTGCGAGTTCTTTTTGGTACAGTCGAATTAGTAAACCCAGTAACGTCAACTGGTGCGGAAGTGACTGTTGACCCCATGCCTTTCATATGGGAGATAGATAACAGAGATGCCTTCAAGATTGTAGGCGAGCCTTTCGCTAATCTGGCAAAGCTACAGAGACTGCCGATACATCACATGATTACAGCTACGACTGATGAAAAGAAGTTACCCAATGGTAATAGCTTTTTTATTCCTGTCGTGTCTCTTGATGTGTCAAAGTCTATCGAAGTAACTGATGCTGACCAGAACATGTTTGCCGACTTCCTAGCGTGGTTGGATAACTACAATCAATACATCCTGAATCTATGGCAAGAGAAGGCTAACTCTAAAATGGAAGACGATGATGTTGATGTAGTGGACAGCATGGTTGACATCGAAGTTGAAGACGTGGGTTGCTAATGAACCATCCTGCTGAACTAGCGTTGCATCAATACCTTGAGAATGCTGTTAATGGAAAGACAGCTATGTCTAGTACAACCATTCAACAGGTGGCTACCGATGTGGCAGAAGCTATGCAACGTCAGTTCGGTGGTGAGAAAAAACGTAAAGATTTTCGTTTACGTATGTCGAATGTGGGGAGACCAACTTGTCAGCTATGGTATGACAAGAATAAGCCTGAGAAAGCTCTACCATTTCCTACAACATTCATTATGAATATGATGATTGGTGATATAGTGGAAGCAGTATTCAAAGGTCTAATGACTGAAGCAGGTATTAATTACGAAAACTCTAAAGAAGTTTCTTTGGATGTTGGTAAGTCTAAAATATCTGGCACGTATGATATCGTTGTCAATGATGCGGTAGATGATATTAAGTCTGCTTCAGATTGGTCTTACAAAAATAAGTTTGAATCCTATGACGCTCTCGCAGAGTCTGATGGGTTTGGATATATTGGACAATTAGCAGGTTATGCCAAAGCGTCTGGTAAAAGAGCAGGTGGTTGGTGGGTTGTTAATAAAGCCAATGGACACTTTAAGTATGTACCTGCTAGTGGTTTAGATATGACTAAAGAAGTAAAGAAGATATCTAATACTGTGGATGTGGTAAAGGCTAATAAGTTTAAGCGTTGCTTTGAAGCTGAAGATGAAACATTTAGAGGTAAACCTACAGGTAATAAGATACTGAACACGAACTGCAAGTTCTGTTCGTACCGATTTGATTGTTGGTCTGACCTTGTGGAAAGACCTGCGGTCAAGTCACAAGCCAAGCAACCTAGAATGGTTGCGTATGTTCACTTAGATAAGGAGTATTTGAATGAGTGATGTAGAAATGGAAGCTCTAGAAACAGAGATAAAAGAAACGCAGGAGCGTCTAAGTTCTTTGCGTAAAGAGTATAAAGAGAAAAAGTATGCATCCTTACGAATAGCTGTTGAAGCTAAAAAGGAAGCAGACAGAGCTTTAGCTGAAGAGTATAAGGCTCTTGGTATTTCTTCTCTATCTTACAACAGAGGATTCTTTTTATAATTGGTAAATAGATTCGCTCAGTTTGCTACAGCACGAAAGTATGGTTATCGTAGCGGTTTGGAGATAAAAATCTCTGACTTGTTGAAAGAGCAACGTGTTAAGTTTAAATATGAGCCTTTCAAAATAGAGTGGGAAGATTTAGCCTACCGCACATACACACCAGATTTCGTGCTGTATAATGGTGTAATAATAGAAACAAAAGGACAGTTCACTGCATCAGATAGAAGAAAGCATCTTGCAATAAAGAAGCAACATCCTAAATTAGATATACGTTTTGTGTTTGAGAACAGCAGACGCAAGCTTAGAAAAGGTGCAAAGTCTACATATGGAGAATGGTGTGATAGATATGACTTTGTTTACTACGACAGGGTTATTCCTGAAGCGTGGATAAAAGAAAAAGGCAAAGATAAGTACCCAAGTTTTATAAAGTTTAATGGATATAAAAGGAAAGCATATGGACATAGCAGATAAGATAGATAAGAATGATTTTATAATAAGAGTTCGTCCAAATAAAAGTAAGAGTAATGGTGCATGGTCGGGCAGTGCTGACATTGTAGTTGTTACATCTGAAGAGAACAACTTGCCAGAAGGTGAATGGAGTGAGCTTATGCAGTTCTGCAGAATGATGTGTGCTTCTGTGCCTATAATAGAAGAAGTAGAAACATTTAGAAATCTACTACATGATTATCTTAATCGTTCTAATGATGGGCAACAAGATTTATTTATTGACAAAGAAAAAGATAGTAATATAATACATTTAAATTTTATGAATGGGGTAAAGCGCAATGAAGAAAACGATTGATATGGTGAATAGTCCACCACACTATCTCAAAGGTGGTGTTGAATGTATAGACATGATACGAGCAGCACTAGATGATGTCGAGTTTAGAGGATACTGCAAGGGCAACAATATAAAATATACATTTAGAGAGAAAGACAAAGGTAAAGATGAAGACCTTAAAAAAGCACGAGTCTATTTAAACTACATATTGGAGAGTTAAATGCTAGTTAAGATGCTCATAGCGATAGATATAGACCCAGAGGAGTACCCCATTCCTGCCGATGGTAAAGTATCAGAGGAAATTGAGGATGGCATCCGAGAATATTTTTATGATGTTCAAGGTGCTGATATTAAAAATATAAAAACATTGAGAGATTGACATGAATAATTTATTACCAACCGATTATCAAAACTTTATTGCGTTATCACGTTACGCAAGATGGAAAGAAGACGAGCAAAGACGTGAGACATGGAGTGAAACTGTAGATAGATACATAGACTATATGTCTAACCATCTTAAAAAGAAACACAATCATACTATTCCACAAGCTACAAAGCATGACTTAGAAGACGCTATGATGGGGTTAAATGTGATGCCTAGCATGAGAGCGTTAATGACAGCAGGTTCTGCACTAGATAGATGTCACGTAGCAGGATATAACTGTTCGTACATACCTGTTGATAGCCCACGAGCATTTGATGAAACTATGTATGTGCTAATGTGTGGCACAGGTGTGGGCTTCTCTGTAGAAAGAGAAAGCGTAGATAAGCTACCAGTTGTAAATGAACACTTTGAGAAGAGTGACACAGTTATAAAAGTTGCTGATAGCAGACCGGGTTGGGCAAGAGCATTAAGAGAAATGATAGCTATGTTGTATGCAGGACAAATACCACAATGGGATGTATCAGAAGTAAGACCTGCAGGTGCTAGACTAAAAACCTTTGGTGGTCGTGCTAGTGGTCCTGCACCTTTGGAAGAGCTATTTCAATTTTTAATTGATAAGTTTACTCAAGCTAAGAATCGCAGGCTATACCCACTAGAATGCCACGATATCATGTGCAAGATTGGTGAGGTTGTTGTAGTGGGTGGTGTGCGTAGGTCAGCATTAATATCTCTATCTAATCTAGGAGATACACAGATGCGACATGCTAAGTCTGGGCAATGGTGGGAGAATGAAGGGCAACGCGCATTAGCAAATAATAGTGTAGCCTATAAATCAAAGCCTGATATGGATACTTTTATGCGTGAATGGCTTGCCCTTTATGAAAGCAAGTCTGGTGAGAGAGGTATATTTAATAGACAGTCTGCTGTCAAACAAGCGTCTAAGAACGGCAGACGAGATGTAGAACAAGAGTTTGGCTGTAATCCATGTAGTGAAATAATACTACGTCCTTATCAATTCTGCAACCTTACGGAAGTTGTTGTGCGTGAGTCTGACACAGAAGAAACTCTGATACAGAAAGTAAAACTGGCAACTATATTAGGCACGTATCAATCTACTCTTACAGATTTTAAATATCTGCGTAAGATATGGAAAGATAATACAGAAGAAGAAAGACTGCTAGGTGTGTCACTCACTGGTATTATGGACAATGCATTGTTAAGTGGTAAGAGTCCAAGAATAGGTAACAATATAGAAGGGTTGCTTACAAAGTTACGTGAGACTGCTGTTGAAACAAACAGAAAAGTATCTGCCAAGATTGGCATACCACAGTCTACTGCCGTAACCACAGTCAAGCCGAGTGGTACAGTTAGTCAATTAGTTGACAGTGCGAGTGGCATACACGCTCGACACAATCCTCACTATATACGCACAGTTCGTGGTGATAACAAAGACCCACTTACACAGTTTATGGTGGCACAAGGAATACCATCTGAGCCTGATGTGATGAAGCCACAAAGCACTACAGTATTTAGCTTTCCTATGCAAGCACCGTCTACCGCTGTGTTTAGACAAGATATGTCAGCTATAGAACAATTAAATATATGGTTGAAATATCAGACATACTGGTGTGAACATAAACCATCTGTAACTATCTCTGTAAAAGAACACGAGTGGTTAGAGGTAGGTGCTTGGGTGTATGAACACTTTGATGAAGTGTCAGGTATAAGCTTTCTACCTTTCAGTGAGCATACCTATAAGCAAGCACCATATCAAGACTGCACTGAAGTGGAGTACAAAGATATGTTGAGTAAGATGCCAAAGGGTATTGACTGGAGAGCATTGTCTGAGTTTGAAAAAGAAGACACTACATCAGGCAGTCGTGAGTTGGCATGCACCGCAGGTGTGTGTGAAGTAGTTGACATTAGCGCATAAAGGAGTTAATATATGAAATATTTTACGTTTAAAAATATGCTTAAATTTGTAGACCATACAGACACTAGAATATTTATACTAGAAATGCTAACATACATTTCTGTATTTATGTCAGGAATAATAGTGGGAGTTTTCATATAATGAAAGAGTTACTTTTAAATGCACAGATAACTTATCTTAGAGGACAGATAAATAAACACTTAGCAAATGTAACTGTATTATTACAAAGTCCAACAGGTATAGGTCAGCATCAAGATATTCAAGAGTCTATTGAAAAAGAATTAGGTAAGGTAGCAGAATATGATGGTAAACTAAACATAATTGCTAAATACCTAGCACAACAACAACCTCAAAATGAAGGGACATCGAATGACAAAGACAGCACCGTCACCAAAAAATAGAAAGAAGTTTGACATAGACCTGCAGTATGGCAAGGTAAGAGAACAGCTTGTGGCTGATATGTTGCAAGACAAGAAGATTGAAGTCAAGAGTGAGAGAGATGTGTGGCAGAGAACTGGTAACATTGCCATAGAGTATGAATGCTATGGTAAGCCTAGCGGTATCAATGCCACCGAATCAGACTATTGGTTTCATAATCTATGTATTGGTGATGAAGTCTTTGCCACTCTAGTGTTTGACACAAGAAGTCTTAGACGTATTATACAGAACCTAGACTATAAAAAGTCTGTGTCTGGTGGAGACCACAATGCGTCACGTATGTATCTACTAAACTTACAAAAACTATTTTCATCTGATGTTATAAAAGCGTTCAAGGAGAAGAAGGATGCAGCATAGGAAGTTCAAGAGGTATGATGCCCCACTAAAAATACAATTTAGTTGGGGCTATGAAGCGTTTAAAAAGGGCGGTAAGTATAGACAGTTGGGAAAGAGAAAGCTGTTTACAGAATTTCGCCCTCGCTTCAAAGAAGATATGCAACTCAAAGAGTGGCAACGTGGTTTTAATACCGCGTATTTTGAGAACCTGTCGAGGATAAAAAAAGATGAACAACTTAGAAAAGGAAGCTAAACAGTTTATGAAATGGAAAAACATCAGCACAATAAGTGCTACAGAATATCAGCAGTCTGCATGTAAGACAGCTATATTCCCAAAAGAATTAGGTGTACAATATCTTGCACTAGGTCTCACTGGTGAAGCAGGAGAGGTTGCAAACAAAGTAAAGAAGTTAATACGTGATGGGGGAGATACACCAGATAAGCGCAAGGAGATAGGCAAAGAGCTTGGCGATGTGTGTTGGTATCTGGCTGTACTAGCAGAGGAGCTAGGTTCTAATCTTGGTAAGATAATGGAAGACAATCTTAATAAGTTAGAAGATAGAAGAGCAAGGGGAGTTATTGGTGGTTCAGGAGATAATAGGTGATAGAGACATTTATAATATATGCAGCCTTGATGTTAGGTCCTTACTCTACAACGATAGAGTTTAAGCAAGCTTCTTTTACAAAGGTAGAAGAGTGCAAAACTTATTTAGAAGAAAATGAGAAAAAGATATGGAGTAGTTTGGATGAACATATATCAGTAAATTACCCAATGGCACAAGTTATATATGTAGGGTGCAGTCCAAAGTCTGCATTTGCTAAGAAACTTAGCGTTTAGACATCAAGCCGTACTGCCTTTTTGCAGTCTCTTGACTAGATGATTTCTCTCTCTTTTGCAAAAACTCCTCTGTAGTTTCAGAGGGAAGTATCTCCTTGGGTGGTGTATCCACCTTTGGAGGTTCTGGCTTTACATCTTTTGCCAGTTCTTCATCCATTATTTCTTTAAAACTTTTCTTTGCAACCTTTGCACCCACTCTGATGCCCGGCACTATGCCCATTACAGACAATACAGAGTATGCACCACCCAATCCCATTTGCCTTAAATCATCTTGGTCGTAACCCGCTTTAAATAATTCTTCTGCATATGCCAAATCATCTGGTAGCTCAGAGATAGCTTTTATTTCACCTATTACAGGTGTGACATCAGCTACAGCACCAGTTACACCTGCTACAGTATATGCGTTATCTACAGGTCTTTGTCTGTTAGAATGAAAGTCGCTACGTCTATCTTCACGAGTTAGCTCAGTCTTCTTTGCTTTTATCAACGCTTCTTCAGCACGAGTAAGCACAGGCTCAAATTGTGTAAAGTCATCTTCTGTGTCAGCTTTTTCTACACTGTCTATTAGCTGTAGTTCTTTTTGAAATATAGCACCCATTACTTAAACACTCCTTTTTTACCTCTAATAGCTTTAGACCTATTTATAGCCCACGATAATACGTTCATTCTCACACCGTCAACCATAATTGTTTTGTCTCTATCCTCAGATATGCTGTTTTCACCACCGAATAATATTTTATATTCAGCGTCTATTCTTCTCTTGTCTATTCTATTTAGTCTCTGCCAACGTAGTCTGTCGCTAAAAGTGTAAGCTGCTCCTGCATCCATAGCTTCTTGTTCTATTCTAGCATCTGCTTCCACTCTGGCACGTTCTAATAGATTATCCGCTGCAGAATCTAATAAATCTCTTTTTATTGCTATGCCATCAGGAGTGTCGGGTATTGATGTATACCTATCAGATTTTATAAATTCATCTAATTTTTCATTTAAATTAAACTCACCACCTTCTCTTGATAAAACATCTCTTACATATTTATCTCTCACAGCATTCTTATCTCTTTTGTACAAATCAAAGGGTCGTAGATTTAGTCTACCCATTTCTTCTTGTAGTCTATTTTTGCGTTTACGTTTACTAAATCCAAATAGTTGTTTTTCTAATGGGTTTATCTGCATTAATTCTTCACTCTCAAATGCTGATTTAGCTCTCTCTGAATACTCACCTGCAAAGTTCTTTGGTAGAGAACGTGAACCTCTCTGATAGAGTATATCTAAAAAATTAAACTCTCCGTTACGCGTTTCTGGTATGCCCCTACCATCTCTGTTAAACTGTGCGTACAGGTCTCGTACTGCAGATGTTGGTAAAAGAAAAGTGTTTACTAAATTAGCAACAAGTTCTGCGGATGCTTCCACACCTTTACCACCTGCGTCCTCTTCAAAGAGAGAGGGAAAATCTTCTACTATATTATCCAATGCTGCTAAACCTAAACCTGTTCTAAATGTAGTACCCAAAGTTGCTTCTAATGTGTCTCGCATTAGAGTTGTTCTAGTAGGGGGTAAGCTACCATTTTGATAGCGTATAATATAATCAGCCAGAAGAACTTGTGACCCGAAAGGACCATACACAGGTCTGCCATCAACTATATTATTATTATTGTCTTTAAATTCATACCAATTCGTTGTGTCACCTTGTTTTAGTCTCCAGTTATATGCCATCATAAATAGCATAGCACCTGTCATTTGTTTGGGTAGTTTACCTTTTATATATTGACCAATAGGCACATCTCCTACAGGCTTGTCTAGTGGCATCATACCTATTAAAGGAGCATGTTGATATATAAATTTAAGTTGATTTGCTATATATCGGGGAAAAGGCAAGAATGATGAAACAATAAACGGCATGTCTTGATGTGCCTTAATTGTGCCTTTTGCTATCTTACCAAAAAAGTTTGTGCCTTTGAAGCTTGTTTGATATACAAATTCATATGCATCTTCTATAGAATCTTTTATTATTTCATCGGGTATCTTGTTAAGTTGATTTGTTTCTAATAAATCATGGAATGACACTTTCTTTTTTTCTAGTAAGTTACCATTTTCCTCAAACAGTTGTTTCATAGTGCCATCGTCTTTAGCTTTTTTCACAGCTTCAAGTGCTGTTTCCCGATTACGCATACGTGTTATTTTATTTACTAATAACCCCTCTCGTATCTCATCAGTCATACTTAGGTTAGCGTCAGATATTCGTCTATTAAAAGAAGAGGACAATACTGCTCTCTTAAATATATTATCTGACATAGTATTTAAAAAATTAGCTTTCTTACCAATAGTAGCTAATGCACCATCACCACCATGCTTTGATTCTAAATCAGCAGCTTGTCTAAATAATCTAGCACTTAGTTCTGGAAAGTTTTCTGAAAATATTCTCTGTGTTATTATGGCTTCATATGGGTTTAACATATTTTTAGCTATGTCAAATGTGCCATCAAAAGGATTTCTTGCATTTAGTAGATTGTCAAATGTACGAGTGGCTATGTCTACTCCTGCTCTAAGTCCACCATTAAGATTGTTACGCATGGTCGTTGCAGGTTGTGCGGTCATTAAACCTAAACGTAGCTTATCTGCGTCTTTTGCTATATCCATAAAGAATTTACCTACAGATACTCTATTATCTAACAGGTCTGTTGCAGCTTTTGCATCCACACTTGATGCACCAGAAGCGTTAAGCTTGTCTATGTCTTGTAATAAATCATCAACTACTTTAGGATTAAACTTATAAGATATTCTAGTAAACTCATCACCCTCTTGTATAGGTTCAAGTTTTGATGTTGTTCTTAATTTTTTTGCCAATGTAGACTGTGTTGCCAACTTTCTAGCAGATTCTGATATCTCAGCTATGTAAAAATAAGAAAACGTATCAAAGTTTAAATTATGTTCATCTAATATTTGTTTTATATCAACAAACAACTCGTCTTCACCACGAGTCATAGCTCTTTGCAAAGCACTTGTAACTCTCTCGTCAGGTGCTAAGTTTAGTTTGTCCTGTATACGCAGACCTGCCGCAGCTATATTATCTATAACTTCAGAGGGTAAAGATGCTTCTAGTGTACTAGAGGTAGAAGACATTTGTTTTAGATGTCTGCCTTTTTGTACTAATTCTGGATTTAACGCATTAAGTGTTTCTTTAATCTTTTTTACAGGTGCTTCACCCTTTTCCATTATGGACTTTTGTATTACAATTTTACTTTTTTCTGTTGCCTTGTTTGCTTTTTCTGCAGAACTAAGTTTGTTCATATAATATAGTTCATCAGCTTCGGATGCTCTTGCGGTTCTACCCTTTATAAAAGGTACACCTGTGGACGCAAGAACATTTAATGAGCCACCTACAGCTGCGGACATTAGTCCTTGTTTAGCAGCTCTGTCACCAGTTATTTCATCTTGTATTTCTGTTTCTACTCGCACACCCTCTTGTGCTAAACCTTGACCATATCCTATAGCACCTTCTACTGCTGCACCTTTTGCTGCATCTTTTAAAGCTTGACCCAGTATTTTTCTTACTCCAACTTTTGCTATCTGTATACCGCCTGTAGTTGCAAGTTTACCTGCACCACCTGTCATTAGACCAATATATGTGGATGGTGCAGTAAATACACCTTGTGCGTAGTCCACTGCACCTTGTAAAGATATACCATCGTCTACTTTGTCAAAAGCGTCTATTAGACTGCCAAAGCGTAGCTTACCTTCTAGGTTTGAGTTCTGTGCGTATTCTAAATCACGGAGAGTTGTTATTTCGTTTACATTATGGTAGCGCATATGCTCCATAAATTTATCGTAAACTTCTTCACTAGTAAGAGCTTCTTCAAGACCTTGCCTGTCAATTAAAAATTGTAAAGCATCATTCTGAAAATCGCTATCATTTACTAAATCTTCTTTTGACAAGGTTTCTGATTGATTGTAAGACCTGAACATTATTAGTCTCCTTTATATCCACCTTGACTTCTTTTCTTTGTCTTTGTGCCGGTGCTACCTAAAGATATTTTATAAACATTTCTAAAATCATTAAATTTTTTGAGTGTAAAAATTTTAGCAGTGTCTAAATTAGACTCTTGACCACTATCCACTAAAGCCTGTGCATATTCTTGTAGCCATGTCTTCTGTCTTTCTGCCGTCATGGCAGTTGCACTGGCTTCATTTTGTAAAGTATTTAGTAAACCAGTTGCGCTTCCTTTAGTATCTTTTTCTTCACGTTCTTTTTTTTGGTCTGCACGTAATGTATTTACCCAACCTTCTACATTTCCTCTAATTTTTTGCATTTGAGGTTCAGTAATTGTTCCATTACTAGGAACTTTAAGTTCTGCAAGTTGATTATTTAACCATGTTTCGTACCTAAACTCTGCATTTTGACCTATTTTCTTTCTGGCTTCTGGAGTAATCATTAGAAGACCATCGCCCTTTTCAGTAAAACCCAAAGCCAATTTTCCATACTTTGATAAATCTTTTTTAACAGCATTATAGTTTTTAGGTAACTCATCTGTGGATATAGCATTTAACTTTTGCCTGTCCGCTATAACATCTCTTATACTAATTTTACCTGTAAATGGCAAGTCTGTTGTTTGGAGACTGCCAGTGGCATATTGTCCCATTTGATTTAAAGTACCTTTACCATATACAGTTTCATAAGCTTGCATTTTTCTTTTAGCAATTTTATTTGTATCAGGACTTAGAAACTTAGCAAACACATTTTGTTTAGATGGTCCTACACCATCAGATAGAGCGTCTGTCAAGTTCATACCACCAGACACTTTACCAGTAACACTTGTGAGCATTTCATCCATTGTCATACCACTTTCTTCATAATCAGGACCCATATTTACTACGTTGTTAATGTCATAACCATAGGCTGCTTTTAAAGCAGGTGAAGCAGAGTCAAACTCTTTCAGATGTGATAATACTTCTTCTCCACGTCCTTGCTCAAGAGCTACACCTATTTGGTCAACACTTAGTCCATAAGATTTTAAAGTTTTAGCAAGTGTTCTTTTAAGTTTTTTTTCTGCCTTATGGGATTCCCATCTAGACTGACCTTTTGTCAAGTAATTCTTAAATCTGTCCTCTATAATACCAGACATGTCCTCTTCTACTTTTTCAAAGACCTGCGAACCTCTAGATGCAAAACCTGCTATTCCACTAAACAATGTCATTATTTTGGTCTCCTTGCCATTAACCCTTTGGGTTCTTCTTCTTCTATATCTTCTTCAACTTCAACTTCAGGCATTTTAAGTTGTGGCTCATCTTTAGTAGCAAACACTATTTCTGCTGAAGTTGCACTCTTGTCTTCTTTGCCTGTAGAAAATTTACTATATTCAATTCCTACATTGTCTGCCATACTTGATATAACCTCCACCAGAGCAGGTGCAATAATAATACCTGTGTCTAAACTATGCACACCTTCCATAACACCGCCCTGTTGCATTATATCTACAAGAACATCAACAGGCACTCCATTCTCTAATATGTCTAACATATTATTGGCTCTATCTCCCTTTGTTATTCTATCCACATAAAATGCTAACGCTACATCAGGTTGTGAAAATCTAGCAGGTTTTTGCCAAGGTCTATCACCAAGAGGTGCGGTTAACGACTGACCGGGAATAGGTGCATCTAGTGCTACGTTAGCTCTATCTTGTTGTGCCATTTACTTTATCTTTCACTAATTTTAATAATCTAACTGCATCATTTATCTCTGGTTTAGAGTCTTTCTGTTCTGTTCTAGCCAACAATCCTGTGCTTACAGGTTTTTCTACTGGCATGTTTTCTAACTCTTCATATGCGTTTTGTATAGCCTGATTAATTTGTCCTATCTGTGTCATTTATTTACCCAAAAAGTTGTACAGCACATCAAATACAAAGCCACCAACAGCCCTACTGTTTTCTGCATCTCTTTTTAATTCTGCAGCAGTTATGGTGGCATCACCATCTATTCTTTGTACCGCTATTCTATTCTGCCTGTCAAGTTCATTATCGGCAGCTTCCCATGCAAACTCCATAGCATCTGCATAATACTGCCACAAATTATCGTATGCAGTTTTACTTATGTCAAGAACATTTGTTGCATTTATTTCATTAGCACGATTGATGGCTGCAGTATCTGCCGTAGCTATCTGTCTTCTCCACTGTGCATTTGCTTGTGCAATTACAGTTTGGTTCTGTGCATTAAACTGGTCACGTTGGTTAGCCAACTCAGTGTTAAATCGAGCTACTGTGTTTGCTTGCCCTGCATTATACTGATTCTGTGCATTGGCTTGTGTAGAATTAAACTGTGATACATTGTTAGCAAGGTTAGCAAAGAACTGGTCAGTCTGATTTTGACTAGATGAGTTAAACTGTCTGGCTGCATTTTCGGCAGCTTGGTCTGTGAACAGTGATTGTATTCTTTGTTGTGTCTTAAATATGTCTGTTTGCTGTCTGTTGGACAGATTAGCCATGTCTGTTTGCAAAAAGTTCTGTGCATTTTGTACAGCAGATTGTTGTCTATTATTTAAGTTAGACGTATCTAAGTTTGCTAATGCACCTGCTTCTGCCATCAGCATGGCTTGTCTATTGTTTAAATTAGACAGTTCCATAGTATTAGCAATACGACTATTCTCTAACTGCACCTGTTGCTCTGCAGTAAAGTTCATATTGGCTATATCACCTATACGTGCAGAGTTCTGTACTCTTGACTGAAATGCTTGGTCAAACTCCATACCCATAAAGGTAGCACGTTGTTGGGCAGCAAGCATTGCTCTTTGCTGTCTATTAGATAAGTTCTGTGCTTCAAACGATGCCTGTGTACTAGCATCAGCCTGTGCTATAGGTAAAGCTGATTCCATTGCAGCCTGTATAAGAGCTTGTCCTGCTATACTAGATGCTCCTATTCCACGCTGTTGCATTACAGCTTGAACACCTCTAATAGCCCCTGCAGCCCAAGCAGGTGGGTTTGTAGCGTCAAAGTTTGCTGTTAGTCCTGCAAGCTGTCCTTGTACTGTTGCTTTTTCAGAAGGTGTGGCAGTAGCGGCATCAATTTGTTCTGTAAACTTTGCAGCTTTTTCTGCATCTGCTACACCACTTATTAACTCACCATCTTGTATTTCTCTTTGCACAGGATTGTCAATAAGTATTGCATCACCTTGAGCAGTTTTTAAGTCAGATACAGAGGACTTAGTTTGTTCGGCAGCTGTTATCTTTAATCTTGGGTCATCTGGGTTTGATTGGGCAGCTTCTAGTGTTGTTACAACATCATCAACTGCAGGTGTAATCTTCTCTGGTTCTACAGTGGATATTGGAGCTTGTGTTGTGGCATCCGCTTTTTCTGTTTCTGCAAAAAAAGTTCCTGCTCTTCTTTCACCTGTTAGTTGTCCTGTTGTTGGGGGTACATATGTACCTGCTTCGTCACGAGTAAGTACAGGATTAACTACTCCTGCTTCTGGTAGTGCAGGTGCAGATAATCTTTCCGCTGCAATATCTGCTATAGGCGCATTAGGTTTTACGTTAGTATCAGGTGTTGTGCCACCCTCTTGCATCTTAACCATACCACCTTTTGCCATCTCACGAGCTATATCTTGATAGCGCATCATCTCTGTTTGACGGTCTGGGTTGTCATCTAAAAACTTCTGAAAGTCTTTTATGTTGCCTTGAAACCCCATAGCATTGGCTATCTTCTCCATGCCTGACGGTTTAAATCCTTGAAATGAAATCATTTGCTCTCTCTGCTTAATACTCTATCTAGTTTATCTTCTAGTCTGTGTAGTGCTTCCATTACGTGTTGCATCTCATCTTTTACTTCTGCTCGTGATGCATAGTCTTCTCTTGTTCTGTTTAGCAATATGTCTATACGCTTTATCTCTGCCATCATGTTACGAAAAGCCCACACTGCAGGAGCTATGATGAGTGTCAACACTACGTTCCAAAATATTACTGGGTCTATTTCCATGTTACTTAAAACTCTTATTCATTGACTCAAGGACACTATCTATGTTAGGTGGCTGACCATTTGGGTTATATCTGCAACGGTACTCCGTGGGGCATTGTCCTTCTACCACTAGCGTATACGTATCGTTTGCTCCCTTGTACAAACAGACCTGCTGTCCGTTCTTTGCTTGTACTCTTTTGTATCTACGGCATGTGATATACTTTGGGTCTTCACGTTTGCCTAGTCTTTTCTCTTGCTCCCATGTCCAGTCACTGAACTTTTTTAGGAAGCAGGTGTAACAGTTCTTGATGTTGTCGGATTGTGCTAGATGTATTATACCATTGTTGTCTGCACAAAGCCACTCAAACGTATACTGTCCACCGTCTTTTCTTACGCAGTTACCACCATCCTCTGTCGAACCCCATAAGGGTAAAAATAAACAGCACCAAAGCACAAGTACCAACAACAAAAACCACTGCCAAAGCGACATAATTTATGACCTTTTCTCTGAAGATTTTCTTGTCGTATATTTCTTTCTGTCTTCTCTTTCGTATGTCTGCCTCCATGCGTAGGAGTTCTTCCCACCCAGATTGCCCCTGAGAAAACTGTATAAAAGTGCGTAAGTCATTTCTTTGTTGTTCCAGTTGTTTTTTAGCAGCAAATGCTTCTATTGCTTCTTCTTCTATGCTCTTGGCACTGAGTACCTTACGGAGCATTGAGGGATTGTTAGCCGACTTGTGGGCAGCATCTACGTCACTGACTGCACCCATCCATCTTGACAAGTCCCCTGCCATACTTTCAAAGTCTCGTCCTGCCTGAAATGCTCTCTTGATACCATTAAAAGCTGTACTTGCTGTAGCTACGGCAGCAGATATGGTGACAGGGTCAAACACTAGTCAGCGTCCTTGATAGTCAGTGTGCCTTCCTTTACTTGTCTTAGTATTTCTGCGTAGTGTCTGTTGGCAGGGTCTAGTGGTATCCATGCTTCTTCACCATCAACAGTTGCTTTAATGTTCACAGCATTTTCATCCATAGGACTTTTAATATATTGTGCATTTTTAATATCCATAATTATCCTCTATAATTCTGCATCTATTTTTATTTGAGTTACATAACCACTTGCACCAGAAATAAAATACATGATATCTTCATTACCTAAAGTCCCACTACTTGAATTCTGAAGACTACTATAGTTACCACTTACACCAGTTAAAGTTGGCTGGGTTCTTTTTCTTACCTTGTAAAATAAATGCCCAATATAAACATCAGTAGTATAAAGACCACCATGAGTGTTTGTACCTTGAAATTGTTCAAAATAACGGAAACACTTATTCTCTGTAACTGTTATAGGTTCATGTTCAAACTCTGTTGCGTTCTGCCCTACTTCTAACTGAACTCCTGTGAGAAACCATGTTGCAGATGCGTTTCCAATTAACTCAACACCTGCTTCTGACGCAGATTGAACACTTGCTGTTGCATCCCAAGAGCCTTCAGCTTTTTTGTAACCAGACCCTGCACCTAAACTCCAAAATACAGCCATCTCTTGTGAGTTATCTATATTCCAAGTACCTGTAGTATCTCCAACTATTGTTACTGATTTGCGTTCCCAAGTGTTTGCTGAATTAACATCATAAGTAAAAGCAAAAGACCTATTGTCATTGCCACCATTAGTAATTGCACCTCCAAACTTACCAGTAACAGAACAGCGAACATAAAAAGATAAAACTATAGTTTTTGCAGATGAGCTTCCAAAGGCAAAAGTATCAATATTAAAACCTTCTATACGTTGAGCTAAATATGCAAACTGACTACTACCAATA